ACTTTTACAAATTGATACCTGATAGCCTTCGCCCCAAGTATAGGAACCCACATTTCAAAGCTCATCAAATCGAGGTCCCATTCCGGATGCTGGTGGTGGGTAACTCGGGCAGTATGAAAACCAATTGGGTCTTAAACCTTATTGCCACCATGGACTCCACCTTCGACCACATTGTCTTGTGCACCCGGAATGCAGATGAGCCCTTGTACAACTTCTTGAAAGCGCGCATACCCCCCGGTCAACTCACGATCGCGGAAGGGATGAGTGAGATACCCGCACTCGAGACCTTCGTTCCCGGGCAACAGTACCTCGTCATTTTTGATGACTTGTGCCTTGAGAAGAACCAAGCACAGATTGCCGAATACTTCATCAGAGGGCGAAAGGTGGCTGGGGGGGTATCATGTATCTACATAAGCCAGTCGTACTTCAAGATCCCAAAGACGGTCCGCATTAATGCATCGTACATCGTCCTTAAGAAGCTGAGCTCAGGGAGGGACCTCCACCTCATTTTGAACGAGTACAATCTAGGGATGAGCCGCCGCGCCTTGCATGAGCTGTATCTAGACATCACCAAAGTCCCTGAGGACGGTTTGCTTATTGATGTGACGAGACAGCAATTTCGACGAAATTTTTCTTTGATTCATTTGTAAACAAAACATGGAACAAAGAAAACAACGCTATTTGCAAAATCTACAAAAACAGATTGACGTCAATCGAGTTTTTGGGGACAGGAACCGAGAGGCCCAGCAGCAGCGCCAATACGACATCACTCCTGTGGCCCCGGCGGAGCGGACTTTGGAGGAAGAGTCGTTTGACACCGTCTTGCAGCAGAAGCAGGCCTTGACCAATGCACGCAAGGTTGTGAGAGCTGATGTGGCGAATGAATTTGTCTCAAGCCTGGACACGGAGGCTCTTTTGCGCTTTAACCAGGTCTTCCCCGTCTTTAGGAAGGAGGTTCAAAAGTATCAAAACGTCACTTCCTTTGTGCTCAGAGAGTTGTTGGATCGATACCTCACTTTCTTTGACCAGAATATGGGCATCACCGACGATCAGGGAGACGGTGCTGATTCGACACGGGCCCGTCTTGAGCAGGCACTGAACTTCTTACCAGAAGACCGAGTTGAGACGTTTTTGAAGTCATCACTCACAGAGGATCAACTTGGTAACCTGAACGTCGCCGAGTTTGTGGCGTTTGTCACCCCTTACACCCAAGCCATGATGACTGAGAGGGTGAATTTGCGCGGTCTCTACACAAGCTTTCGACGAGGGACGGCCAATCGTGCCCAGACAAATGTCAGAGTAAATCAGAGGACAAACGAGCTTCGCACAGGAGCAGCCACTGCCAAGCAGGCGCTTGCCCTGGAACGAGAGCTCCAAACGCTGCACCGCAACATTCAAGCCATTGAAGCCCGCCTCGCAAAAGTGACCCAGCAGCACCAGATGGCATTGGACAGCATCGACCAGAAGCGACAGACAGTCAATACACGAGCGGCTATTGAAAAATTGGATGTACGCGAGGCCCAGCTACAACAGTCGCACGAAGCCCGTGTCCAGCGCATGCAGCAGCAGAGGGCAGCCTACGTTGCCAAGGCCGCAAGCGTTGCCACACGTCTTCAACCCCTCATCGGCGGTGGATTGGGCGTCATTGACAGTGCCCACGAGGAGCGGTTTGCCCCCTTCGGCAGATATATCATTCACCTCCCTTCCCTTAATGATAGTGTCCTCAATATTAAGTTCAAATCAATGGCGAGCCATCACAAGATGCCGCGTAAGGTCATCTCATCCAAGCTCCGGGACGTGCTCCTCGAGACTATTCAGAGGGGCCACGTTCCTGTGAAGGAGGCACAAAAGCTCACCACGGAGGATAAGGCACTCCTACACAAGACGCTTACACTGAGCAAAGTGGAGTCGCCGCTTGTCATTGAAGAGGACGAGGCCGAGATGGACCGCTTTCTGCTTCTGCGTGGTATCATCAATGCGGGCAACGACAATCCAGATATTGTGAAAGAGTTGAAGGGCCTTCTGATGAAGTTTATGCAAGATGGCCGTCTAAAGAAGACTGATATCAATAAAGTCATGTATGAATTGGCCATGCTCACATGAGTTTTTTTTAATCACACGAAGAGCAAAGAGACACCATGAAGACAATCATCCTCAATTCAAGCAATATCGTCGGTGGCCAAAACAACCAACTCGTGTACGCCTTCCCCCAGGGAGCCGTCAACTTTCAAGGGAATCGTATCGGATTGAGCTCACTGTCGATCTACTACTCTTGGCCCAATATCAACCCCGGCAATGGGGGATGGTCCTATACGTGGATAGACGGGACAGTCATTAACATCACGTTGCCCGCCGGTTTTTACGATGTCAAAGCTATGAACGCCTACTTGCAATCGAAGATGGTGGAAAACAACCACTATCTGGTCGACAGTGCGGGCAATTTTGTCTATTATCTGGAGCTTGCGACCAACGCTACCTTCTATGCCGTGCAGATCAACAGTTACCCGGTCCCCACTGCTTTACCTGTCGGTTGGACGAAGCCCGGAGCTTGGGCGTTCCCTGGAGTGGCGAGGACCCCCCAGCTCACGATCACAACCTTGTCGCCTCTGCTTGGTATTGCTGCTGGCAATTACCCACCGGCCCCCCAAGCGACAGCTTACTCGATACTGTCGACCGTTGCCCCCCAAATCACACCCGTTCAGAGCGTTCTCATGAGTTGCAGCCTCATCAACAACGATCTTTCCGTGCCCTCCAATCTTTTCTATAGTTTCTCGCCTAACAATGTGGAGTATGGGAGCATTGTTAGCGTCGTCCCCTCTGAACCTGTCATGTCTTACATACAAGACGGGCAGTACGCCAGCTTTCAAATCAGGTTCTTTGACCAGAGTCTGAATCCCTTAACGATCCTCGATCCGAACATGGTCCTCCTCCTCCAGATTTTGTAAATTATTGTCTATTAGAAGTAAGTAATAAGCCGCTCCAAATGAAGATCTACAGACCTAGTAAACAGCGCCTGCTCAGGCTTCGCCAAAACAAGGCCGTCCGCTCCCCCCACAACCAAGCTATGACAGGGGGTGCTCTCATGATCCCCGTGAAGCGAGGGCCGAGGGTGTTACCGACCTTGAATCGAATCAAGCCCATTCGCTTCACAATGTAAGAGTTGGCTTTTTTTTTCTTAATGTAGTCCCAAACAGCACACAACCATGTCATCTGATCAACTTATCTACGAAGAGAGCGCTACTAACGAGACAAGCCAGATCCCGTTCTCGGGGAAGGACTATGTCTACGTTCTCGATTCCAATAATGGCAGCTATGCTGGCTCGCAAGTCATCATTGAGACATCAAGTCTCGCCAACATGGACAGATTTGCCAACTTTGCCGAGGCATATATTTCCATCCCCATTGTGATGACGCTTAACGCCCCGACTGCGGGCGTTGTGGGCTTTGGAGCTTCCAACATGCAAATGGCGGCTGCCTTGAAAGCCGGGTATTGGAATCTTATTCACTCCATGTCCGTTGATTACAATGGGACAAATGTGGTCCAGAGCACCCCCTATACCAATTTCCACGTTGCGTACAAGATGGTGACGACTCTCAGCGCAGACGATGTCAATAAGTATGGTCCCTCTCTGGGCTACCAAAAGGACTCCTCCATGAGCTTTCAATGGTCCCCGTTCAACACGCCTACCACTTCGGGTGTGGGCGTGAGCAACAATCGCAACTTTTTCACGGCCCAGCCTGCCAACGCGGCTCTTGCTGCACAAGACACTTTGAACTCGGGGTTGGCGGCAAGGCAAAAGCTGACGGCGTTTGATCCAACGGCTGCCCCCTGGTCCACGTTCATGAATGCTTCAAATGCAAATGCTACCGGCAAGGACTATTATTTTAACAGTGCAACTGATACCGGCTTCAAGGCGTGGTATGTGATTGCGACTATCCGATTGAAGGACGTGAGCGATTTCTTCGCAAAAATGCCCCTTGTCAAGGGCGCCTCGTTGCGTTTCACTGTTAACCTAAACACAAGTGTGAGCACGATCACAACGGCCAACCCCCTGACGCTGACATCGACACCTGGTGGTATTCAAGCTGTCAATGGGACCGCTTGTGCCATGATCGCCTCGGCAGCTGCCAACAATGGGGCCGCAGCTTTCCCTGCCTTGGTCGGCAACTACCAGTTGGCCGTCAGTGTCGCTCGTGTTCAGAATTCAAGTCTCCCAAGTAACGGCATTTCGCATCCTACTTTGAATTCTTGTAGATTGTATGTACCTATGTACGCGTTCACCCCAGAATTTGCTTCCCAATATCTTTCGCTTGGCACCAAGAAGAAAGTGACCTACAATGATTTGTACCAGTTCACTGTGTCTAACGTGGCGGGTGGGGGGAGCTTTAATCAGCTCATTACCAATGGCCTTCCCAATCTAAAGAAGCTGATTATCATTCCGTTCTTGAGTACCAGCATCGCCGGTAGCATCGCCCCCTACCTATCCCCGTTCGATAGTGCACCTGCGACGACCAGTCCCTTGGCCGCGTTGGGACAGCTTCAGGTGCAAGTCAGTGGGACCAACATTTGGTCGATGCAACAGCAGTACGATTGGGAGAGTTTCCTTCATGAGCTGAGTGATAGCGGCATCAACGGGGGCAAGACAACCGGCTTGTGCTCCGGCCTTCTAAGTGCGCTTGACTTCCAGACGTCGTACCGATACATTGTTTGTGACCTCGGACGGCGACTGACGACAGAGGAAGGCGTGCCCAAGAGCATTCAAATCCTGGGGCAAAACCAGAGTAATCAGCCCTTGGACCTCTTTGTCTTTGTTGAATACGAGAAAAGCCTCTCGATTGACGTGGTGACTGGCCAAAAACTTGAGTAATTATCTTGCGGTAGAGAAAACACAGGGACAATCATGGTCGCAGTCACACTTACGCCTAGCAACCTTACGAATATTCGTCGTCACAAACCGTTTCAACTCGCAAACCACCAGCTGCATGGCGGCTCTCACGAGTTGCACCTGAAGCCGGGCAAGGCGCGTAGAATTGAGACCGCGATTCGCAAGAACCGGGGAATCCGTCTCCACCTGGAGCCTAGCGAAATGCAAGGCTTGGGCCTTATGGACGTTGTCCGACGGGGGTACAACGCCCGCGTCAAGCCCCTGGTTCGCCCTGCACTGCACCGAGCGGTTGACCGTCTTGCACCGGCCCTCCAGCGTCAAATCCAGACGCGCGCCCAACCTGTCATCGGTAAGAAAGCTGCGCGGAACCTATCGAGCGGTACGCGACAGGCCATTGATTTTGGCATTGATAAATTCGGCGATCTCAGTGGAGCGTACGGCATCAAAGACGATATGCGTCGTTTCCATCGCCGAGCCAAGCCGGTGATCCGAAGGGTTTTGCAACGTGTCGTGAAGGGGGGCCTGCGAACGGCGGCGGCATTGGCAGGGCCGGCGGCCCCCCTGGCAAATGAGCTCATTGATCGGTATTCCGACAAAGCCGTTGGTGCAGTGGGAGACTTGACAGGTGGGTTTGGGCAGGCGCCGAAGCACATGCGGCACATGAAGGGGGGTTCGTTTAAAGCAGTGGGGTATTGAGAAAAATATTTTGAAAAGTAAAAAACAAAACAATGCTAACCAATTTCGACCTGGCTGAATCAGCACAAGACCTGCACATTCCTTTGCGGGGAATTTACTTTAAAAACCTCCTTCCATCGCGGCCAGAACCAGGTGGATACATTATTAATCTCCAGGACAGCGGGAAGGGCTTTGGGACTCACTGGGTGGCGGTGGCGATCTTAGGCAACAAGGCCCATTATTTCGACTCATTTGGCTTTGATATGCCCACAGACGTCATCCATTTCCTCAGAGACTATAAACCCGTACCGTGGAGCGCGATGCAAATCCAGGATGAGGACACCGGTGTGTGCGGGAGCTTTGTACTGGCTTGGCTATGGTGGGTTTTTAACAAACGGGGCACAACAAAGGGCTTCCAAAAACTCTTCTCAAAG